TCCTCAGAAGGTTCTTCACCTTTCATTTGTTTATCCATCTGTTTCATTTCATCTTCACTTTGATGTAATACATGTTTGCGAATATATTCTGTAGAAAAATATTTTCCGACATAATTGTCAGCATCACTTAAAACTGCTAATCTTTCTCTCATAATTTCAGATTCTTTTAGTTCTGTAAAATGAGTATCAGAAATAAAATCATAATTTATATTTTCTTTCATTTGTCTCCACTCATTTTTAGTACAAATGCCTTTTAAAACTAAATGAGTCTCCATAAGATTATCAAACATAATTGTAAATCTTAAACGTAACCTATCAATAAATTTTTGGAATTTTAATTCATCTCTTGTGATTTCTGAAGTTCTTCCTAAAGAAAATCCATTATCTTGTTCTAATCTAGAAGATGGAACATTTAGTGCTTTATAAACTTTCTTTTGAAAATATAGCACATCTTCCATTTCTCCTAAGTTTTGACCGCCAGGAAGCGTAGATATTTCTGTGCTTCTTCCACCTTCTCTTCTAGGTAACCAGAAGTCTTCAAGCATTGTTTGAAATCTTCTATCATCTCGTATCTCACCTGTTTGTGCATCATAGACAAGTTTGTTTTTATACTTTGTCATTACATCACGCAAGTATTGTTCTGCTTTTATTTTAGGTAAATTTCCTACGTCAATGTAAAATATTCTTCTTTCAGGCGCCCTAGATATTCTGTAAATGACTGTGGCATCTTCTAACATTCTCAATTGATTTAAAGGTTTGATTGCTTTATGTAAATGAGATATTACAACTTTACCATCTTTGTCTAAAAGACCAGAACTTGCATAGCAAATTGAATCTGAAGAAATTTTTATTCCTTGAGTATTATCACGCAAAAATCCTTTTTCTGAGTAAACAAAATATTCATCTTGAGATTTATAAATCTTCATTGCTGTAGATTTATCTGTTTCTTTTTTATTTACTCTTACTTTTCTAATTTTTCTAGGGTCAATATATCTTAGTTCTTGAAGACCTAATCTAGGATTTTTTTCATCTATGATTAAATGATAATATATTCTTCCGTCAACATACCATCTACGAAATGTATCGTATGCGGTGTTTCCGAAATCTAGAAGTTGAAGTATGTATTGAAATTCATCACGAATTTTATTTTTGATGCTTTGAGGTTGTTTCAAATGTTCTAATACTATTTCTACAGGTTTGCCCTCTTCATCATAAACAATTGCTTCATTTACAATATCGTCTACAGCAACATCACACTCTGGTTGCATTGCCATTTCACGATACTTGTTTACTAATTGATAGTCAGTTCTAAGAGAACCTTCTAAGTCAATATATGTGCCGTAAACTCCACCTGAAGCAACTGCAACTGAGCCGTCATCTTCGTCTCTTGGTACGAAAGATTTAAACTCCTGTTCAGGTTCGTCTTTTCCTATTTTAAAACCGAATAACTTGATAGCCATTTTTAATATCCTATGTATAAAAAAAGGAGAGTAATAGTTCTCTCCTTTTTCTTTGTGAAACTATTACAAGTTTATTTATAACACTTTTATGCACTCAAATCGTCATCAGCGGTTACATCATCAACACCACTCTTAGCTGTAAGATAGTGGTATTGGAATGTTACTCCGAATTCGCTTAGTGTATCTCCTGCATCAAAAGATAAATCTAAACCATCAACATCAGTTGGAAAAGCATCGAATATTTTATATGTTCTAGCTGTTGAGCCATCTTGCTTAAAATGTCTTATGATAATATCTGCCATATAATCATTCAACGAGCCTCCTACAGGTCTGTTACCTACAGCTTCATAATCAAATGTTGATATTGTGTTTACCCACTCTTTAAATGCTCTTCTTATGAAATGATTATCGTCTACCATTATAGTGGCAGTCCAAGTATCAAAAACACGATCGCCAGGTACTTTAATTCTTCTTCCTCTAAATGGAATTTCTACAACTCCTATAGTCATAGATGGTATGGCGGCGGCTTTGCATAAAAATTTAAATGATTCGTTTGCCTCAGTTGGAGAAACTCCAGCACTAGCTAAATTAGTAGGAAACTGTATTTCGCATTCAAATAGATTAGGTCTCGCAGAGTTTGAAATAGCTTCTTTCAAATCTGAAATTAGGGTTACAGCCATTTATATCTCCTTAAATATTTGCATCTACAGTTTCACCTATTACATAATAATCGTAGACCCAAGTTACTGTGAATTCTTCTAGGGTGTCAGTAGAATCGTAAGATAAATCTATTGTCGATATATCGCTAGGAAAACAATTTACAAGTCTGTAAGCTGAATTAGTTATGACAGTTCCATCTGTATTTAACTGGAATACATTAACATCGTTTGTAACTTCACTACTAGATATATCTCTGTTTCCAAGTTCTCCTAACTCATAGTTAGTTTTTACAATTGTATTTTGCCAAGATTCTATAGCACCTCTTACGCTAAAATTTTCATCGTTTAATACTGTTGTAGTCCATTCAGCAAAAACTCTATCTCCACCTACTTTTAATCTTCTACCTCCTGCCATTGGAACTTCTACAATTCCCAAAGAAGAACTAGGTAAACTTGATGCTCTACAAAGAACATCAAAATTGCTAAAATCTAAAGTAGGGTGGGTAATTCTTACTTTAAAAAGATTACCCCTTGACCCTGCTCCAAGTTGTTCTCTAAAATCGTTTACATTAAATGACATCTTTTTTCTCCTTATTTTGTTCCAGTATTTATGCGGCTATTTCAGTAAATGTGGCGGTGCCTCGTACAGAAACAAAATTAAGTTGAATAAAGTTTATAGAGCGAACTGGCTGAACAAATATATCGCAAACAAATTCATTAGAGTTAACAACTGATTCAGGATTGTTTGATACATCACAAACAACTCTAAATGCTGTTAATCCTCTTCTTGCTTGAACTTGTCTAAGATATGGAGTGATTAGATTTACAAAATTTGATCTAGTTGATGCATCATTTTGTTCAAATAAAATATTATCTGCTACTTCTCCTATAGTTTGCTCAAGTGTAATAAACAATCTACGAACATTTATTCTGTTCAATGAAGTATTTTTCAAAGTAAATGTTTTATCTCCAAATAAAACTGTTCCTCTTCCTGTAGTAGTAATTACAGGATTTACAGCCGCCTTATATAAAATATCTCTGTCAGCTAAGGTAGGATTATAGGCAAGTTTTACTAAATTTTGTACTTGACCGTTTACATATCCAGCAGGCGATAACCATGGGTCTCTGTTTGTATCATTTCTTGCCATGATTCCTGCCGTATCAGCGTTCAATGGAACATAAACAAATACGTCATTGTATCTGTCATATTGATATTTCCAACCGCTATCCATTATAAGATATGTTGAACGTGTTAATCCTGCTATGTAACTTTCAATAGAAGATAATTCTGAACCTGCATTATTTACAACTGAGGCTCTAGACGGTGATGCACAAACAACACAATCTTTTCTAGATTCTCCTAAATCAGCAGTAAGTGTATTTGTTACTGTTGCATCAGAACTTCCTGCCACAACTATTGAAATAGGAACTTCGCTCTTGTTTGCAAGTAAAGAGTATCCAGCTATTCTATCTCCATTTGTTAATGCGGTTCCATCAGAACCACCTGCTAGACTATAATTTTTTGGTGATGTTACTGAAGTAAATGTTGTTCCAGCTAGTAAAGTATTTCCCCAATTAGTCCCTGCGTTATCGTGGTCTGTCCACCAAATATATTCTGACTGCTCATTGATAACATCTCGGTAAAAGTTTGAACCTCCGTTTTCTGCTTTTGCATCTTCTCCTTTTGAAAGACCTTCAAATTTTTCTAATACCGTTCCTGGTACTCCTGATATTTGTCCGTCTTCATCTACGACCACAACATGCAATTCATCTCCAGATGCACTATGAGTTGAAGCATCTGTTGATGTACCAGGCGCCCCACTAAATTCACTATGAAACTCCCATCTGCGAACAGCACTACTACCTGCTGATGCTCCTGTTAAATGAGCAGACTCTAATGTTAAGAATGTTGCATTTGTAACTGCTGAGACTTTAATTGCTCTATTATTTACAACTATTACATCTCCTACGATTACATTATTAGCGAAATCTGTACCACTTCCTACAACAGTTGTTCCGCCCACAGCTACAGTTACAGTACCAGTTAATGAGGCTGAGAATGCAGTCGCACTAGGGCACGTTGAAACTTTAAGTGAATTACCTAAAGCACCCGCAAATCTTCCAGCCCAAGGTCCAACATTAGCAGAACCTGTTTGATAAGTTTCTCTGTAAACTGTTGAATTTTTTATGAGAAGTCCTGTTCCTGCTCCTCCTCCGCCAGTAGTATTTTCAGCAGTAGAATTGAGTGCCGTATTTGCAACACGAACTACATGAAGCGGTGAAGTGTAACCTAAAAAGTTAGCCGCACTTAAAAAATCTACTACGTTAGTGGCATTTGGTTTTCCGAATTGCTCAACTAAATCTGCTTCATTATTTACTATTGTTGATTCATCGATCGGACCCCATCTGAACTGTCCAGAGAATCCTCCAGAAGTGGTTGCTAAACTAGGAGTAGATGATACTAAATCTTGTTCAGTAATCTTTACTCCAGGTGATATGAGACTGATTGCCATTTATTTTCTCCTTGTCCTAATAATATTTGTCTAAGAACTTTGTTATGATTTTCAATTTATTTATAATTTCAGTACTTTTCAAAAGCGTTTGTTGTTTGCCATGATTGGCCTTCATTGTCTATAAAAGTTGTTTCTGGCTCATTCACACCATCATCAACTAGACCAAATGGAACTATTTCACTTTCAATTCTTTTAATTCTTTCGTGATATAACTCTGTTCTTATGTCTACATTTGTTAATTCTTTAAAATATGGGTTTGTTGATAACCAAGAAAATAATACTAAACACATCATCAAATCATCATGATATCCCTCATCGGCGGCATAACTAGTTCTTTTTCTTATAAAAGTTGACATTTCTGATATAATGTCAGCATCAGGTATAATTAGTTTTTGCTCTTCAATTAAAGACTTTAAATTTGAACAACCGATTCTTTTTGTTTTTACATCAGTAAAAACTCCTAGTTGTGTTTTTCCTCCTCCAAATCCTCCTGACACAACTTGTCCATCTGTACTTCTATTTACAAAAATAACATTTTCGTATTCATACTCATAATATAAAATTTGTGCAACTTGTTCGTGAGAGTTAATCTCAAGTAATACATAAGCATTATTAAATTCTTTGCCTGCTCTTTGAATAATTGTAGGAAAAACTAAAGGCTCAATTTCATTACTTCTATATTTTGCAACAATCTTATAAGGTAATTCTGTAGCATCAAAAATAATAAAAGCTGAATAATCTTGCCCAACTCCTCTTGAAGTGTCTGCTACTAAAACATATGCTCTGTCTTTTTGAGCATCTTCATATACGTCTAAATTATCTTTTGTCCATATGGGAGTTGATGCTGATTGATTTCTAATTATATCTGGTCTTATCAAAGTATCGCTTGAACCTAAAAATTCACATAATACTTCTTGATTATATTTTAGTTCTCCTAAAAGTTTAAGTTGTTCATTTGCCCACTCGGTATCTCTTCCAGGTATTTCAGTATAAGGTATGAATAGAGGAACAAATCCATTTCTATTTTCTTTTGCATCATTCCAAAACTTCCAAAAATGATTATATCCTAGAGGAGTTGAACTTAACAAAATTTTTGTTGTTTCGCCAGCAGAAATAGTAGGATATACAGAAGTGAAAAAGTCATCTGCTATTTGATGAGGTATGATTGCAGTTTCATCAACATAAAGCATGTTTACAGATTTTCCTCTAATTCCTGAGGCGGCTGTTGCCGCTGTAAATACTACAGAACCATTCTCTAGATATACATCTCCTTTATTCCAAGTTGTTACTCCTTGTTGTAACCAAGTCGGAAGATTCTCAAACATTATTTGATATCTATTTAAAACTTCTCTGGCCGCTGTAGCTTTGTTGGCCAATATTGCAACTGTTTTACTTTCTTGAAAAATAGTATACCAAAGAATATAAGCGGCTGAAGTTGTAGTTTTACCTTGCTGTCTGCCTTCCATAAGAATTACTTTTCTATTCTCATGAATCAATTTAATTTTATCTACCTGACAAGGATATAATTTAAAAGGTTGCAATCCTTTATCAAGCGTTACTATTTGACAATAAGTATCAATAAAATATACAGGATTTTTTAAACATTTTATGTATTCTTCAAGTTGTTCCTTTGTATACTGTAAAGTAGTCTCAGCAGACTTTAATGTAGATTTTCCTAAATATCCACTCATTTTTCTTTTAGTAATTTCTGTAACTCTGCTGTGCTACCTACGAACAAAGCATTTGTTACGTTTGTAGGATTAGATTCTCCATTAAGTTCTTTGGCTTTTTTTGCTAAATCTAATAACTCTTTATTTGTATCAGTAAGTGTTTTAATCATTTGACCTACAACTTCATATGCTCTAGGAGATTCACCTTCATTAGCTAAGAAAGTTAAATTTTGTAGCGTATCTTTTCCTTGATCTATCAAATCTCTTAAATTACTTCTAGCATATTCGTAATCATCTTCGACATCATTTTTAGTTGTCGTTATTTCAGTTTTTTTAGGCAAAATATCTATGTCTAATATTTTATTAAGTTTTTTATCTACTTCGCTCATAATCAATTTCCAGGTGGGTTATTTGTGTATGTAGTATTTGCAATAAATTCACTATTTCCTGTAGTATTAAATGATGATACTGTTCTAGGATCAACTGTAGAATCTGAGTCATCTTTAAATCTCACAGTCATATCAGCAATATACTTATTGCGAATAATAGGACCGAACAGATATCCTTTTACGATAAAATCTAAACTATATGTTAATATTCTTCTAGTTTCAAAGTCTCCCTCGTATTGATCGTCAATTGCTATGTTAGTTAATTCTATAGGTATGTCTAATTTCAAATCTATATCAGGCAAGACTTTCATAGTGACTGTAAAGTCAGGTGTAAAGAAAGGAACAATCTGCTCAACAATTTGAGTTCCGTCTTCTGCGTTCCTAACTAAAACATGAAGAGTAAAATTTAAATCATAAGCTACAGGAGAAAAAGATTGTGAAAAGTCTATAGAACTAGCAAATGTTCCATTTTTTATCTTATGAAGACTATTTAATTTTCTCAGAGGAGAATAAGTCATAGCAGTCATTTCAAAACCTAATCTAGGT